CCAGGATGAAAATGCCGAGTTGGCTGAACAACCTTAACCCGTTGCGCAACCGGGCCACGGTGCCCGAGCGCACGCCGGGATCGACGCGCTTCATTATGATTCCGTCGCAAACCGGTGGCATGTGGGTTTCGGAAGAAACCGCGATCCAGTTGAGTGCGGTTTTCGCCTGCGTTTCGGTCATATCCAAGGCGCTGGCGTCGTCGGTATTCGACGTGTTCGAGGATTCGCCGGACGGCGAGCGCCAGCCGCGCCGCAACAGCCAGCTGTATAAGTTGCTGAATGTATCGCCCAACCCGGAAATGAATGCTTTCGAATTCCGCGAGGCGTTGGTGATCAGCGCGCTGTTATGGCACGGCGGTTACGCCGAAATCGAGCGCGACGAGGTGGTGGGCCGGCCGATCAATCTGTGGCCGCTGCATCCCGACCGCGTTACGCTGGACCGCGACGACGCCGGCGCGCTGATCTACCGGATACACAACCAGACCAGCGCCGACACCCTGCTGGCGTCCCGCGATGTTTTCCGCATACACGGGCCTGGGATCGATGGCCTGGTCGGCTACCGGGTCGCGCGCCTGGCTGCCCGGACATTCGGCCACGCCATGGCGGCGGAAACTTTCGGCGCGGCGTTCTACGGCAATGGCGCGCAAATGGGCGCGACGCTGGAAACCGAGGCCAATCTGACACCCGAGCAGGTAAAACAACTCGAGGATTCGCTGGCCGAACATAAAGGGCCGCTGAATTCACATCTGCCGCTGGTATTGGGCGGTGGCGCCAAGTGGGTGCAGCACGCGATCGCGCCGGAAAAGGCGCAATTCATCGAAACCCGGTTCCTGCTGATCGAGGAGGTCTGCCGGTTTTTCGGCGTGCCGCCGCATAAGGTCGCGCACCTATTGCGCGCGACGTTTTCGAATATCGAACAGCAGGGCTTGGAATTCGTGCGCGACGCGCTGACGCCCTGGGCCGAACGGCTGCGCCAGGAAACCGACCGCAAATTGCGCCCGGTCAACAAGCGGGCGATGCACACCAGGCTCGACCTGGAATGGCTGGCGGAAGGCGATTCGAAAACCAAGGCCGAGGCCGACAGCCTGCTGGTCAATAGCGGTATCATGAACCGCAACGAGGTGCGCCGCCGGCGCGGCCTGAATACCATCCCGGACGGCGACAAGCACACCGTGCAGCTGTCCATGACGACGCTGGAAAAGATCGGCGAGGAACCGGACCCGCCACCCGACGACGGCGCGATCGTGGCGCCGCCGGATGACGGCGCCATGCCGGACGATCCGGCGCCGGACGATGACGACGCGCGCGCCGGCCTGCGTGTCGTCGAATAACCGGCAGAAAGGGAATCCGCCATGCAAAACCGTTTTCCGATCCTGAATGGGCCGCGTGCAGTACCGATCGCCGGCCGCTATGGCTATACGATCAACGCGGTCAACAAGGATGTCGGCGAAATCTTTATCTATGACGTGATCGGCGACCCGTGGGATGGCACCACTGGCAAGCAATTCGCCAAGGATTTGAAATCGCTGGGCGCCGTCAAAGTGCTGAACGTATTTATCAATTCACCCGGCGGCAGCGTGTTCGACGGCTTTGCGATCTTCAACCAGTTACAGCGCCACAAGGCGCGCAAGCTGGTGTCGATCGACGGCATGGCGCTCAGCATCGCCAGCGTGATCGCCATGGCAGGCGACGAAATCAGCATCGCCGCCAACGCCATGATGATGATACACGACCCCTGGTCGTTCGGTTTCGGCAACGCTGCGGAATTCCGCAAGCTGGCCGGCATGCTGGACAAGATCGGCGGCAATATCCTGGGCGCGTATGCCGCCCGCACCGGCCTGCCGGACGAACAACTGGCGGCGATGATGGCCGAGGAAACCTGGATGGTCGCGCAGGAGGCGGTGGACTTGGGTTTCGCCGATGCCGTTGGTGCGGAAATCCAGATCGCCGCCAAGGCGCGCGGCGCCGATTTTTCTAAATTCAAACATACGCCGCCATACCTCGTTAAGGCGGCGGCCTCGGCGCCAGTGGATTACGCCGCCCGGGTCAGAAATTTACGGCAGCGGCTCGAATCAGAAGCCGCTTAGTGAATCGCGGGGCCGGCCCTGCGACAACCGCCGCCTGATCGGCGGCTTCCCCCATAGCGAAAGGTGTTGTTATGAATCGCACGAAAACCGCTAATTTGATGGCGTCGCTGCTGGCCGGTGTTGCATCGGTCGGTTACTTTCCCGTTTATGCGGAGGCGCAGACGGTGGAGGATTTGCAGGCGTCTCTACTCGACCTTACCGAACAGAGCGAAACCGTACAGGCCAACGCCGACGGCGAGGGCCGGGAACTGACGCCCGAGGAAACCGCCGAACTGGACCGGATTTTTGCCGAATTCGATGCGACCGAAAAGAAGCTGAAAATCCGCGAGCGGATCGCCAGCCAGGTCACCAGGCTGGCCGGGACGGCCGGCCGGCGAACCGAGCCGGACCCCGTGGCAGCCGCTGCGCCCGGTGAACCGGCGGCCCCGGTCGCCGGTCCGGGCCAGCCGTTGGTACCGGCGCGGCCCGCCGGTGCCGGCGAAAGCGCCCGCTGGGGCTGGACTTCGCTGGGGCATTTCGCCATGGCGGTGCGCAACGCCCACCCGGCCAGCGGCATACAGCCGGACCAGCGGCTGTTCCGCGGCCAGCCCGGCACGGTATCCACCGAAGGGGTTGGCGAGGACGGCGGTTTTGCCGTGCCGCCGGAATTCCGCGAGGCCATCACGCAGTTGGTATTCGGCGAGGAATCGCTGGTGGCGCGCACCGATCTGTTGCAATCGGGCAGCAACACCTGGACCGCGCCGAAAGACGAGACCACGCCATGGCAATCGGCCGCCGGTATCCAGGCCAACTGGGAAGGCGAGGGGGCGGCGATCGACGAAAGCAAAGTGGCGCTCAAGGAAATGAGTGTGCGTCTCAACAAACTGACCGCCCTTGTGCCGGTGACCAGCGAGTTGATGGAGGACGCGCCGGGCATGGATTCCTACTTGCGCCGCAAGGCGCCGGAAAAAATGGATTTCAAGGTGACCGATGCGCTGGTTTCCGGCACCGGTGTCGGCATGCCGCTCGGCATCCTGAACGCGCCGTGCCTGGTCACCGTGGCCAAAGAAGGCAGCCAGGTGGCGGACACGGTGGTTTTCGAGAACATCAACAAGATGTGGTCTCGCATGTATGCCAGGTGGCGCACCAGCGCAATCTGGCTGATCAACCAGGATATTGAGCCGCAACTGCATGCGCTGAACCATCCCGGCGATTCCAGCCCGATGTATATGCCGCCGGGTGGACTTTCCGCAGCGCCGCTCGGCACCATCCTGGGCCGGCCGGTGGTGCCCACCGAGGCCGCCAGCACGCTGGGCGACGTCGGCGATATCATCCTCGCCAGCATGGGCCAATATCTGGCGATCCAGAAAGTCGGTGGAATCCGCACGGAGATTTCCATTCACCTGTGGTTCAATTACGACACCACCGCTTTCCGTTTCATCCTGCGCCTGGGCGGTCAGCCCTGGCTTTCCACGCCGATCGCGCGATTCAAGGGCGGTAACACGTTGTCATCCTTTGTGACCCTGGCCGAGCGCGGCTGACGCAAAGCACGGCAATCCGCAATCCCTGACGGGCGGCGCCGCGGCGCCGCCCGCAACCTGACAAGGAAAATGATCCATGGAAAACAAATTAGGAAGCGAGGCCGTCGCGCTGGTTGGTGTAATCGATCCGGTATCGGAAGGCGTCGGCTCTACAAGCACCATCTATGTCGATATGGCGCTTTTCGACCAGTTGATGGCGGTGATCTCAGCCGGCACGCTGGGCGCAGCGGCCACGCTGGACGCCAAGCTGGAGCAGGCCAAGGACGTCGGCGGCACCGACGTGAAGGATATCACCGATAAGTCGATCACCCAGCTGGTGAAGGCCACCAACGACGACGATCAGGCCATCATCAATGTGCGCGCCGAGGAACTGGACGTCGCGGGCGGTTTTTCTTTCGTGCGCCTGACGCTGACCGTGGCGGCGGCGGCCAGTCTCGTTTACGGCGAGTTGTTGGGCATCGGCCCGCGTTACGGGCCAGCCAGCGATAACGATCTGGCCAGCGTTCAGGAAATCGTCAACTAATCGCTGGCGCAGGCAAATTTACCGGCCCGGCGACGCCGGGCCGGGTTCTTTTTTCAGGCCTCAACAAGGAATGATGAAATGACAGCCAAGCAGAAAAAAATACGATTTGTGCAGAGTCGCGTGGTGAAGGACCACAACGGCAACGTGATCGAAACATTCAAGGCCGGCCAGGTTTTCACGGTGGGCGACGGGCCAAAAGATATGCGCGCCGATTCGGCGACACACTGGCTAAATCGCGCCATCGCGGTGGAAGTGACAACCGACACGCCGCGCGAGGAAACCCCAGCGCCCGCGACCACACGGCCGGAGGGCGCGGACCTGATCGCCGATATCATTTCAAAGATCGATGCGCTGGATCAGGGCGAGGATTTCACGGCCGGCGGCGTGCCCAGCGTGCCGGCCCTGACGCGGGCGCTCGGTTACGATATCAGAGCCGATGATCGCGACCGGGCCTGGCTGCAATACCAGGAAGGCTAGGCACCCGAAAATTAGACGTCGGTTGCCCGACCGGCGCACGCGAACGCCGTTCGCGTGCCCTGAAATAAACCCTGCAAAGATCGCGGGCCGGGCCGGTATCACCCGGCCTGGCACGGCGGAAAGGATTATCCAATGCCCCGTAAACTCGATATGGCCACCCTCGAGCCCGCCGCCCGTTATCACGCCGGATTGTTCATGCTGAACAGTGGCCGGCGCGATGCGAACTTCGTGATCGGCCAGTTTCACGATTTCACGTTCATGGATGAACAGCGGGCGCTGATCGATCTGACCCGCGACCAGCTGGGCAAGGCGTCGCGCGATGATTTCGACGCGCGCATCGCCAAGC